CAAAAGAAAATAAGAAAGCTAGTGGCAGTGAACTCTGCCAGCCACAGAATTAAAGTAGATAACAACTACAGCCCGCCTACGCAGACTAAAGGTATACAAAGTTTTTTGTTTATAGGCTTAAGGTCAAGGTCGGACATTGGTTGTATCCGAGAGTCGCCAATTTTCTTGTTAGCGTTAAGATGTAGACGTGTGTTATGTAATAACGCCTTCTTTTGCATCTTTTCAATATCGAACAGCTGATTCTTCTTTTTATTTTTTGGATTGATCCTTAGTTTGTTTAGAGGTTGTTGGAACATAAGTCCGACAACCAAGGCAACGTAAGCCCTGTGATACTCAACAGACACATCCTTCTCTTCGCGCGAACAGAGAGGCCCGAAAGGGAACTCCTCTGCGGCAACCTGGATCTTCCTATAAGGAACTGGATCTAAGTTGACCATGCGATTTACAAGTTGGTGCATCTGCCATTCCGAGTCTACAGGCCAGCTGACCGGTTTCTGTCTCGTCAGTTCCATCTTTACGACGGAACCGACTCGACGATCCTGGTCACTGACATCGCCTACCAATCCTAAACCCCCGAGAAACTCCGGTAAAAACCAAGAACCCCCGAAGGTCTTCAGCACGTTCTTATTGTAATAAAAAAACGCTCGATTGACTTCCTCCTTTATTTCTTCCGGACAGTCCCGCATAAGTTCCCGATGTATGGCACCGAGTTCCCCCACGAAACGTTTACCGTCAGTCTCCTTGACACCTGCGCTACGCTTCATCCCGTAAAGTAATCCAAGATTTACGAACTTAGCTGCCTCCCAAACGCCCCACTCTTTATTCCAATTAAACCGTCGACTGTTGATGACAGCGAATTCACCAAAATAGGTCTTTCCTAGGGAGCTTTCGAGCCCCAGGACGCTCATACCACCCTCCCACAAGGAGCGGATAGTAAGAGCAAGACCTTTGAAAACGCAATCATCACCGTTGACGAGAAGCGGACACTTGCTGAGCTTGAAGTCACGACCGTAACTTAATTCGATCGAACGACGACAGCCAGCTGCATTCGCGATACATAGAAAGGGAAAGGAGAGAATCGACCCCATTAGTTGGCCGGTTCTTTGAGGACGCCGTTTACCTTCATGATCTATAAAGATATGTTGGGTTAAGGCTCTTTTACATAGTTCGAATAATTCCTGAGGGAAGAAACTTTTGCCGTCTTTTTGCCAAATTTTTCGCAATTCATCCAAGATCGTCTCCGAGACCCAACTATATAAGTTGTCAGTTGAAGCTTTATAATCGCCAGAAACCACTTGTTCTCCCTCGTCCACACCACCAATAGCCGCAGTTATTATTTCTGCAGTGACTGGTGTGCCGATAAGTTTGAAACAGGGGTGATTTTTTAAAACTGACCAAAGCAACTTCTGAATGGGTTTTAAAACGAAATACGTCTTGGGCGGACCTTTACTGATTACTCTTATTTTGAG